GACAAGTACTGTAATCCAATCATTTCCGGAACTGTCGCTTGTACGGCTGCCTGAGGGCGACCGATACAAACTTGCACTTCCATGGAAATTGATTCCTTATCTTTCTTGACCGAGGTGGCTGTACTCCCCCTCAAAACTGTACCAAAAATAGCCGGAGCACTGACCTGTTTAAGGTCTGGTGCTAGGCTCTTTCTCTTTCCCGTAACGGCTGGTACTGTGCCGTTACGTGCTACTTGTATCTTGCTTCCGCGGAAACTCATTCTCTCGTTACTTGTTTTCTCTTTACTTTGATAAATGTTAGGAATGTATTTATCAATGGCCCGAATTGCAGCTTGGCCACCCACCGCGACAGCTGCAGCCGATCGTTTGAAACCCTTACCGAAATTTCGGTGGGCAAACAACAAATCAGCATGTAGCAAATCACCATGAGTGGCGTAGGCGGCATCATGATCTTTGCAGGTATCATCAAATTCATCAACGGCAGGAACATCAGACACAACACTGTTCTGATACTCGCCCGCTGACCAACCTGGACCGCAATAATTTCCATGATACTTCATCTATAATGGGGAATAATTGTAGAGTAAGTAATTATCAATCGTCCCAATGGTATGCTCAATGTCCAGCTGGTCATAGTATTGTTCCATGGCCACCTGTTCATCAGGAGTATATCCCCACGCCATCATGAAGCTAGTTCTGGCATCTGGAGTAATGGGAGCTTCCTTCGCTTCCATCCTCACAGCTAAGAACCGCATTCCTGACTGCATGTGCACAGCATCTTGCATGTTTGATTTAATTCCGTTACGCATGTAGCACTTGTAAAAGGACTCCATAACTGGAACCCCACCACAAAGTGCTAAACCACACTCGCCAACAGCATACAGCCATTTCCTCATGGCTGGTTCGTTATCGAGTGGGAAGAGACACATACTGTCCTTCTCTCGTGCGGTATCGAAATTTCTTACTGCTACATTTCCACGTGACGTTCTGAGAACTCGCATTTGGCAGAACTCAAT